ACAAACAAAAATACATTAATATCAATAAAGGTTGCCGGTAAATCCGGAGGGGATATTGCTCCATTTACAAATGGGTTTTGGTGTGTATATGACATCAGTATAGGCGCATACTCACAAGCATTTTTATTNGCNGTNTATTTTNNNCTANCTATACANGGGCTGNTTAAATGGCGAGCCGGTGAGCGCCATGGCTAAATGCAAAGGATGTATATGGGGGCGCAAAACAGGCAATAAGATATTCTGTTTGTGGCCGAAGTGTGTAAAATCTCCTAGAAAATCCTGCCAGTAGATGGTATAATGTAGGCAAAAACGGGAGGGGCAAACGATGGATCCTGGAAAGGTTGGTAAAAAACTAGAGAATGCAGGAGCTAAGATGCAAGATGTAGGGAAGAAATTAAATCGTATCGCCAACATTCTTATACTATGCGTAACAATACCAATATTGCTTACAGTATTCTTAGGTACTACAGGACTTATTATAGGTGGTGTAGTATTTCTAATTGGACTAGGAAGAGCGTTTAAATAAAATACACTTAAATTAAAGAGCCGAAAGGCTCTTTTTCTTTGGAGTTGCTTTAAATGCCTGATTTATTATTTTATAAAACCTACGCTTGGAAGAAGTTACGTAAAGAAGTTCTGCAAGAAGATAAATACGAATGCCAGATGTGTAAAAAAAGGGGATATTACCGAAGAGCGAATACAGTGCATCATATTAAGCCGATGGATAAGTATCCTGAGTTGGCATTATCAACGTATTACACAGATGAAAATGGAGAGAAGAAACGGAACCTTATTTCGTTATGCAGAGTATGCCATGAGAGAGAGCATGAGTATAGACAACCAGAGAAGCCTGAACCATTGACGCCGGAGAGGTGGTAATATACCCCCCGGTCAGAAAAAATGCGATTTTAATTTGGGGGGCGTCGACCGGCGGGGGGCNAAGACAAGCGCGATTTTTTGATTTTTCACGCGAGAGGGGGTTGTGGCTTGGCAAACCAATCCGAGAAAAAAGAGAGAAAACCGTCAAAGCAAACACTAATCAAACAGGATCTGCTGGACCAGCTTGACCGGAAGGGGCTTTATGGAAATTACTACCTGGACCTGATTGATGACTATATGCAGCTTTGGGCAATAAAAAACAAGCTGCTCAAGGATGCAAAGAAGAACCCCTATACTGAGTGGAGAAATTCCGAGACCAGTTATGGCCGAAAAAAGAATGATAGCATCGACCAAGCCGTTAAAGTCAATCAGCAGATGTTAAAGATACTGACCTTCCTGGGCATCAAGCCATCTGAACATGATGATATAGATTACGACGATTTGGAAATGTAGTGGAATCTCCAGGGCCGGAGGTGGTGAGCATGTAAATGAAGCAAAGAAGGCAGGGNTATCATCCGTACATTGACCAGTACATGGACGATTGCCGGAGCGGGAAAATCATTGTCGGNAAAGACATTTTGCTGGCATTGGACTATATCGAGGAAAAACTCAGCGACCCAGACGTTTTTATAGATGCAGAAAAAATCGACAAAGCCGTTGANCTAATAGAGCGGTATTTTGAAATAAAGTTGTTCGACTGGGAACTGTTCGTAATAGCTCTAATCCATTGTTATTACAAATCGACTGATACTGTGGTTTTCTCTACGATATTCTTGATGATGGGCCGCGGGAACGGGAAGAACGGTTTTATTTCCCCGCTTGCCTGGTACCTGACAACGCATTATCACGGTATCAAAGGTTACAATGTTGATATTGTAGCCAATGCCGAGGATCAAGCCCAAACATCGTTTAATGATATTTACGAAATGCTGGAGAGGACCTGGACAAAGTCAAAGCGGTTTTTCTACAAAACAAAGGAAATTATCGTAAATCTTATTACAAAGTCTTATATAAAATTCAATACCAGCAATGCCAAGACAAAAGACAGTAAGCGTATTGGATGCCTAATATTCGATGAAGTACATGAGTATCAAAATTACGACCAGATAAAAGTATTCACATCGGCCTTTGGGAAAAGAAAACATTCCAGGGCCTTTTATATTACTACTAACGGATATGTCCGGGAAGGCGTTCTGGATGATATGCTGGCTATCGCAGAGGATATCCTGAACGGTACTATAAAGGATTTGCGATGGCTCCCGCTCATATATCGGGTTGATAATGAGAAAGAAGTCCTGGATCCTCAGATGTGGCATAAGGCTAACCCTTCTTTGAAATACTTGAACGATTTAAAATTTGAGATAGAGCAGCATTTTACCACAATGAAATATCAACCAGAATTAGAAGCTGATTTTTATACCAAGCGCATGAACTGGCCGAAAGGGAACAGAGAGCTCCAGGTTACCGAATGGGACAATATTGTGGCTACAAACAAGGATCTTCCCGATATGACCGGCTGGGAATGCACTGTCGGTATTGACTATGCATCAATGCGCGACTGGGCAGCGGTAAACCTTCATTTCAGGAGAGGTGATATTCGGTATGATATAGGCCGGTATTGGGTATGTACGCAAAACCCGGATTTATTCAGGGTGAAAGCTCCTTGGCAAACCTGGAAGGATTGTATACCGGTGGACGATGTAGAAATATCCCCGGAACTGATAACTGATTATATCCTGGAGATGGGCCAGAAATACCTTATAAAAAAAGTTGCAATAGATAATTATAGATATCCGCTTATGAGAAGAGCTCTTGAAAATATAGGTTTTGACCCGAAAGAGAGAAAAAACCTGTATTTAGTGAGACCGTCTGACATTATGAAAATTATTCCCGTAATTGACAGCTGCTTTAATAGGCAGCTTTTTGTTTGGGGGGACAACCCGGCGTTAAGATGGGCTGCAAATAATACCAAGAAGGTTGTGTCCGGGAAAAAGCAAGGCATTGATATAGGTAATTTTATTTATGCAAAAATCGAGGCAAAGAGCCGAAAAAATGATCCGTTCATGGCATTGGTCCATTCAATGGTCATTGAGAATGAGTTGAACGTAACTCAAAGTACCTATGTAGATATCCCGGTTATTGTGGGGTAAAGCGGGGCAGAAAGAAGGTGAGAGGTTGAATGTATTAACCTGGCTGATAGATAAACTTAAAGGCAAAGCGGTGCCGGTAAACTTCAACGAAAAAGAATTTTATGACGAATATGCATCGCTGTATTTTGATGTGTATGTCCGGGAGATGGCCTTTTGGTCTGCAGTTAATATTGTGGCCAATGCCGTGAGTAAATGTGAATTTAAGACGTTTCTGAATGGCAAGGAAACTAAAGGGCCGGAGTATTACCGCTGGAATATTGAACCGAATAAAAACCAAAACTCCAGTGCATTTCTCCATAAGCTGATTGCCAAGCTATACCGGGATAACGAATGCCTTGTGATTGAGCAAAATAACCAGCTGGTTGTTGCGGACAGTTTTGAAAGAAAAGAATATGCGCTATACGACGATGTTTTTACCCAGGTTCAGGTAGGCGATTTGATATTTAATCGTCCTTTCAATCAGTCAGAGGTCTTGTATTACAAGCTCAACGAGGAAAACATCAGAAACTTGGTTAATGGGCTGTATAACAGCTATTCCAAGCTGATTGCTTACAGCATGAAAGCATACCAACGAAGCCGGGGAACAAAAGGCGTATTTAAGTACAATACACTACCGCCGGCGGGGACGGAACAAAGAGAGATTTTCGACAAACTCATAAACGAGAGAATTGGGAAATGGCTTAATAGTGACAGTGCGGCGTTGCCATTGGGTGAGGGTCAGGACTGGAAGGAGCTCCAACACAAGACATACAGCAACGAAAGTACCAGGGATATCCGGGCCCAGATTGACGATATTTTTGATTTTACGGCCAGGGCCTTTGGAATTCCTCCGGCACTGCTTCGAGGCGATGTCCAGGACACATCAAAAGCAATAGATCAATTGCTCACATTTTGCATTGATCCGCTTGTGGACATGCTGCAGGAAGAGATAAACCGAAAAATCAACGGGTATGATGGTTTTAAAAATGGTACCTACCTGAAGATTGATACGACAACAATTAAGCACATTGACCTGTTCGATGTTTCAACGGCGATTGACAAACTCATCGGCAGCGGTGCATTCTGCATCAATGATATACGCAAAGCAGCAGGGCTTGAAATTATTGATGAAGATTGGGCATGGCAGCACTGGATTACGAAGAATTACAGCACAATGGAGGAGGCATTAAGAGCCCTCGGAGGAGGTGAGAACGGGTGAAGAACTCAAATAAGAAAAACGTGTATTATTCGCTTGTAGTCAACGGCAGGGAAGCTGATATTTACATTTTTGGCTACATCGTTGAAGACTGGGAAAAGGAACTTTGGGGATTTGAAAGCGATGTATCCAGCCTGTCGTTGGTCAACGAAGTAAAAGACCTTGACGTTGATGTGATAAATGTTCACATTAACAGTTACGGTGGTATTGTTTCGGAGGGGCTTGCAATTTATAACACACTGAAAAACCACAAGGCAAAAGTCCGGACAATCGTGGACGGTTTTGCTGCTTCTGCTGCCAGCGTAATATTTATGGCCGGGGAAGAACGCCTGATGAACGATGCATCCCTGATGATGATACACCAGGCATGGACAAGAGCAGTAGGCAACGCTGATGATTTTAGAAAACTTGCCGACGATCTCGACAAAATCACACAGGGAAGCATAGAGGCATACAAATCGCGCGTAAACATCCCGGAAGAAAAAATCTGGGAGCTGATTAAGGCGGAAACCTGGATTTTGCCGAGTGAAGCCCTTGAATGGGGATTTGCTACAGAAATTATTACACCGGCCGAAACAAACCAAGCGGCCGCCAGCGCTGGGAAGGCACTCATAAATTTGGTTAAAAATTACCGAAATGCCACTGCAGCATCAGGGGCTATTGCTTTCCCAAAAGACAAACTCAATGAAATACTTGAGGAAATAAGAGCTCTCAAAGCAAGTCATTCAACACAAAATACACAGCCTGCGTCGAGTCAGGAACCTAACTCAGAGCCTGATTCACAACCTGCACCGGAACCTGAACCGGAGCCAGAGCCGGCTCCACAAGAAAACAAATTAATTAATTTTATGGCGGCATTGTTCCGCTAAATTCATGAAAAGGAGAGGAGAAATCTATGAAAAATTTAGATGTACTTCAGCAGAAAAAGGCTGAAATTCAAAACAAAATGGTAGAAGCTATCAAAAACGATGACACACAGGCTTTTTCGGAGGCTTTTGAGGAATTTACCAACACGCTTCAGGAAGCAGTGCTGGCAGAAGCAAAAGGCCTTGTACAGGCTGTCGACAATCAAATACTTGCTGGTCGTGGCGTGAGAGTGCTGACTTCCACGGAAAGACAGTACTATGAAAAAGTCATTGAGGCCATGAAGTCAGACAATCCGAAGCAGGCTCTGAGTGGATTCGATGCTGTCCTGCCGAAGACTGTTATCGATGCGGTATTTGAGGACATCACGGAATCCCATCCTCTGCTTGAAGCTATTAATTTCCAGAACGCAGAAGCATTGGTTGAATATCTGTACTCAACAATGGATGGTAGATTCAAAGCAACTTGGGGCAAGCTTTGCAGCTCGATCACTGAGGAACTGAGTTCTACATTCCATAAGCTCAATTTCGGTCAGAATAAGCTGTCTGCATTTATCCCTGTATGCAAGGCTATGCTCGACCTCGGTCCAGAATGGCTTGACAGATATGTAAGAGCTATTTTGTATGAGGCTATTGCTAATGGTCTTGAGGATGGAATTCTCAATGGACGTGGTGAAACCCCTAATGGCGGTACACCTTTCTACGAGCCAATTGGTATGATTCGTGACTTGACCAACTACAATGTCAACAATGGTTATGCTGCAAAAGCTACTGTGCCTGTAAGTGATTTTGGTCCTGGTAGCTATGGCGGATTGATTGCCCAATTGGCAGTAGGGCCAAACGGACTTAACAGGACCGTCGGCGAAGTATTGCTTGTTTGCAATCCTGTTGACTATTACACCAAGATTATGCCTGCTATCATGTTCCAGCAGCCTGACGGTACATGGGTAAGCAGATTCCCATATCCGACAAGGATTGTGCAGTCTGCTTATGTTGCTAGTGGAAAGGCAGTGCTTGGTATTGCTAGAAGATACCTTGCTGTACTCGGGACCGGCAGAGATGGCAGAATCGAATATAGTGATGAATATGCCTTCCTTGAGGATGAAAGAACATATTTAATTAAGTTGTATGGTACTGGTCGTCCGCTGGATAATAATAGCTTCTTGTATCTGGACATTTCAGAATTGAAGCCTGTGCATCCTATTGTAAGAGTTGCAGACTATGTTGACGCAAAATTAAGCGCAATTGAAATTGAAGACGAACAAGGAGATCCTGTAAATATCGGACAATTCAATGAAAATATCCATTATTACACTGGTGCAGTAGCTGATGATTCTAGTGCTGGAGATAACAATGAATTAGTGCTAAGCGTAACTCCAAATGATGAAAATGCGGTAATTACAGTAAAAGCCAACGGAACTCCTATATCGGCAGAAGTAGATGGAACATATGAAATTACACTATCATCTGGACAAAACGTGATCGTGATTACATCGTCTGTTGAAGGTGTAACTGAAGCTTACGTTTTAGTTATCACTTATACTCCGGTAGCCTAAGGCGGTGATGTGTTGTGAAGGCGAAAGTAACTAAAGCTTTTAAGGATAAGCACACAAAAGTGATTTATCAGCCTGGGCAAGAGATAGAAGTAACCAAAGAGCGGCTTAAGGAGTTAACCTCTGCCGCTCTTGGTCCTTTTGTGGAAGCGATGGAACAGGATAGGAAAGAAGTAAAAGCCGAGAAGAAACCTGAAGAAAAAGCAGCGCCGAAGAAAAAGGACAAAAAGTAGGTGATATTATGAGCCTACCACCTGGACTGCTTGAAGCAGTGAAAAACTATCTGGATATAACCTGGGATGACCCCGAGGGCGACGAAAAGCTCTCGGGGATAATTGCCCGTGGTATGCAATATTTAAACAAGGTTGCCGGTGCAGAGTTGGATTATATGGCTGAGGACAAGCCTCGAGAACTGCTTTTTGACTATTGTAGATATGTTCGTTCCAATGCCCTGGATGAATTCCAGACTAACTATTTGCATGAGCTGTTATCACTGCAGATTGAACAGGAGGTAAAGGCTTATGCCGAGAAACAGGAATCAGATAACCCAGACATATAACGATGGGATATGCCGGATATGTGAAGTTACAAACATTGCTGAACCCGGAGAAATGCCAGAGGATGGACTAAAAGAAAAAGTGAAGCTCAGATACGAAGAGCGAACTGTCGGCATGAACCGGTTTTGGACAGCTATGCAGGCTCATGCAAGGATTGACATGTTAATCCGGACACCGCGAATACGCAGCATAAACAACTTTGACGTAGTTGTGCTTCCGGATGGCGAACAGTACCAGATAAAGCAGATTCAGTATCCAAAGGATATTGAACCACCGTCGATGGACCTGTCATTGACCAGGCTGGAAACAAAGTATCCGATTGGCGGTGATGACGGATGAAGGATTTAACCGCATTCAAGGATTTGCTACTGGAAGTTGATCCGAAGGCTACAAAGTACAAGGGTATTGGCGGCGACAGTTACACAGTTTGGACGCCTTATAGCATCGACAAGGAAATGGCTGATAATATGCAGGAAGACGTTGTCTGGAGTATTCAGGTGGACAGATTCACCAAGTCTGACAACGATCCTATTGCAAAAGCGATCTATAACAAATTAACTGAGGCCGGGATTCCGTTTGAGTACGAATTGGATTTTGAGCCTGATACCGGTTATATACATCACATTTATGTGTGTTCCTATTAAAAAAATAACAGAAAGGATGATACAAATGCCTGAAAATGGAGTTGCATATGTAGGGAAACCGATAGGTGCCCGGAAGCTGACCTGGTTTCCTCTTTTGGAGGAGCCGGAGACTGGTAAAGCAACTTATGGCCCGCCTGTAAAGTTATCGCGGCTTATAAGCATTACGGTGACCCCTGTATTTGCTGAGGGTACTCTGGAGTCAGACGATGGTATTGAAGATGATCTGGCGTTGATTGTAGCTTATGATGTAACTATTAATGCTTCGCAGCTCACGGACGAGATCCGGGCAACATGGCTGGGCCACCAAATGGATAGCGGTGGCGGTATGTTGGTTAAAAATACTGACGTTGCGCCTTGGGGAGCGCTTGCCTGGGAGGAATTACTTTCCAAACAGGATCCAAGTGAACCGGACAGATATAAAAAAGTGGTGCTGTATAAAGGACGCTTCCGTGAATTCGCAGAGACTGCGCAAACGATGACGCAGGGTGGCATCACCTTCCAGACACATAATCTGACCGGCAGATTTATAAAGAGGAACGATGGCCACATCAAATATTCGATACGCGAAGATTCGCCCAATGCTGATCCAAATAAGCTAGCCGCATGGTTTGATGCACCGCAGGAATATGGCGATAGCGGGACTTAAGGCAAAATGGGAGGTGCCTAAAGGGGTAGCTCTATAGCTACCCCTATTACATTATGAGCAATATTGAAGAATTGCAGGATTTATATCCGTATGAAAACTACGCTAAGTTTGATAAGATACGACGGCTTAAATGGTGTAACAACGCAGTTCTCTATGCTATTGAATATTATCGCGTCGCTTATGGTGTAAAGACGAACTTTGATTTAATGTTGAGAGAACTTCAAGACGGTAAATTACGAGCTGTAATCGGATTGTTGTACGGTGCGTTAAGAGCGGCAGATAATACGATTGATGTTGCTAAATTCAACAAGTTATATCGTGTAAACAATTTAAAAGAATATATCGATGTTGTCATAGAAGGTATGATGGCATACTTGCCGGAGCCGGAGATCCAAGATCATGGTCAAAATTTAGATGAGAGCTGGCCAGATACTCAGGCAAAAGCGCGAGAAAAGGGAATTATAGAGAAAACGGATTGGGGTTTTTGGTACTGGTTCGCTCGTAAAGCGGGGGTTACGTCTCAAGAATTTGGGGAACTGACTATGCGGGCATTGTGGATTTTGTACAAGCGACACATGAAGGATAGAGGGGTTGATCTATACCGATTGGATGATGGGAGCTGGTTATAGTGGCACGGTTTAGAACAGAAGGCCTGGATGAGTTAATAGAACGAATGACAGAAATGGAACTAACAGTGAGTGAGTTAGCGGACGAAATGCTTATTGCAGGTGCGGAAGAGGTCCGTGAGGCATGGAAGAAATCTGCAGAAGAGCATGGACATATAGACACTGGTGATATGATCAATTCAATTGATTATTCGAAACAAGTACGACAAATAGGCGATATCAAGGAAGTTGACATATACCCGCAGGGCAAAGATAGAAAAGGCGTGCGTAATGTTGAAAAAGCGTTTATCCTGCACTACGGCACATCCAAGATCCCTGCCTCACACTGGGTGGATGATGCAGATGAGATGGCAGGACCTATGGTAGAGGAAAGACTAACTAAAATGTTTGATGAATGGTTAAGGGAACATGGCATGGATTAAGGAGGTGGCTGAATGGCAACCCGGAAACGAGAAATAAAAACAATCTTTGCGTTAGATGGCGAAACTAAATACAGAGACGCGATAAGAAGCATAAATAAAGAACAACAGTTATTACGTACGGAACTGAAAGCAGCCACCGAACAGTTTGATGCATCGAGCGATGCACAGAAAAAACTGACGTTGCAGGCTGAAAATTTAGCCAAGCAGATTGAATTGCAAAAACAAAAAATAGCCGAAGCTCAGCATGCAGTTGAGCAGGCGACCAAGATATATGGCGAAAACTCGGAAACTACCAAGCAATATAAAATAGAGCTAGCAAATGCAGAGGCCCAACTAGGCCGATTACAAACACAATTGGCTAAAACTAATAAGGAACTATTACTGCAGTCTAGCAGGGCAAAAGAGGTTGGCGAATCTCTAGAGAAGGCAGGAGAAAGGATTAAAAAAGTCAGCGAAGGCTTGGACAAGGTTGGCAAGGGGTTAACCGCTGGGGTTACAGCACCACTTACTGCCGCCGGTGCTGGCTTATTAAAACTTGCCAATGACTTTGATAATGCTGTAGATACAATCCGTATAGGCACTGGTGCTACTGGAGAAGCATTGCAGGGACTTGTGGATGACTTTGATGTGGTTATCGGCAAAGTACCGGCAGATATGGATAAGGCAGCGCAGGCTATAGCTGATTTAAACACCAGATTAGGTTTGACTGGGAAGCCTCTTCAGGATCTGGCACAGCAATTTTTAGAGCTGGCACAAATTACAGGGGAAGACGTTACTGCGTCTATAGCAGAAGCAACGAGAGCTTTCAATGCCTGGCGGATACCTGCCGAGAAAATGTCTGATGGGCTTAATACGATCTTTAAGGTATCACAGGCAACTGGTATAAAAGTAAATGAGCTTACTAAGCGAGTAACTGATTTTGCCCCAGCTTTGCAGGAACTGGGATTTACGTTTGAAGAATCAGCAGCTTTAATTGGTAAATTTGAGCAGTCCGGCGTTAACGTTGATACTGTTCTGGGGGCATTGAAGCGGTCTCTTTCCACGTTTGCAAAAGAAGGTAAAACGGCGTCCCAAGGCCTGGCTGAAATGACGGATAAGATTAAGAAAGCAAAAACCGAAACAGAAGCAGCAAAAATTGCTATAGAGGTGTTTGGATCCAGGGCAGGCCCTGAGCTGGCATATCAGATTAGAGCTGGACGATTTGATATNGAGGATTTNACCAAGGCTATTGCTGATAGTGAGGAAACGATTAGTCGTGCTGCTCAGGACACCTATGACTATGCTGAGCAGTGGAAGATGCTCACCAATCAACTGGCAAAAGATTTAAGACCGGTGGCTCAACAAATTTTTGATGCTATAAATAAGGCTACACCTACCATAAAATCCGCAGCTGAATGGGTTGGAAACCTCGCTAAGAGATTTTCTGAGTTGTCACCACAACAACAGGAAACAATTTTAAAAATGGCAGCATTATCTGCGGCTATGGGACCNGTACTGTCTATAACCTCAAAATTAACAACCACAATTGGCGGCGCTACCGAAACTATAGGAAAATTTATAGGAAAACTTGCNGAGAAAAAAGCTGCAGCAGAAGCCGCGACACTGGCGACCGAGGGATTGTCGGCAGCGGGTACAAGTCTGACTACCGGGTTAGGTCCCGCTGCGGTCATTATCGGTGGCGTAACACTGGCTGTTGCCGGTTTAACATATGCGTACCAAGAGAGTATTAAGCCTATAAAAGAGGCCGAAAAAGCTGCAAAATCATTTGTGGATGGTATTGCTAATTGGCGTGATGGTGTGGAGCAGGCTAAGTCTGCGCTCGAAGGCTTCAACATGGAGACAGTCATCTCCAGTAAAAAGATGAACGAGCTAGAAGAAGGGATCCGAAAAGCCCAGGAGAATATCGTGGCGATTGCCGAAAGAGCTGCAGCAGAGTCGAGAGCCTACACGGAAGAAGAACGGAAGCAGATAGAAGAGTTAGTTGGTTTAATAGCCGATTATACGCAGAAAAAAATTGAGGCATATCAGCAGCAGGCTGAGGTTGTTATGGCCATGGCCACGATGGAGAGAGATGTGTCTTTGACCCGGGCACAGGAATTGATAAAAGGGGCAGAAGAAGCAAGAGAACAAACATTGGCCATTGCTCAAGCTAGGTATGCGGAGCAGGTGGCAGAGGCAGAAAAGTTATATGGTCACTTAGGAGAACTTGACAAAGCCGCTTATGATGAAATGGTGGCAAACGCACAAAAAGAATATGAAACACAGGTTGGAATGGCCAACAAAACATATGGGGATACCCTGGCCATTATTCAAGAAAAGTATCTGGAATACGATGAAGAAGCTAGAAGCTATCTTGAAAAAATAGCCAAAATAAATAACGAATTAAATCAACTTGAAATAAGAAAAACCGAATTGTTTAAACAAAAAGTCGAAGAACGAAAAAGACAGCTAGGCACAGAAACATTATCTGTTCAGGAAGAATCAAAGTTGCAGTTTGAGGCAGAATCATGGGCCGGCAAAGAACGAGAGCGTTTATTAAGAGAATTAAGCGATGCATACAACGCTGCAAAAGACAAGAATCTTGACAGCTGGATTGGTATGGTAGCAGATACGGAACTATACGGAGGTAAAATCAACAAAGAAACACAGAATTTGGTTAATGGAGTTATCAGTAGTTTTGATAAACTACCCAAAGACGCCAAAAATACAATGGCTGAGACAATGCGAGGCATGACTAAGGAGATGGAGAACCAGGAACCGAGCTTGTACCGCAAAGCTTCTAGGATAGCGAACGGTATAATAAACACACTTAGAAGGGTTTTTGATATTCGCTCTCCATCTCATAAAATGCAGGAAATTACTGAGCAGTTATTCGCTGGTGCCGACAAGCCAATGCAAGAAGCAGCTAGAAAGCTTCCTGCCGAAATGGGTAAGGTAGCTGACAAGGTATTGGATGAGGCAAGGCGAATGGCGGATGTTCAGCAATATTTCAATCGTAGATTATCTGACAGCGGTTTAAGAGCTAAAACAGCAGCATTGGCAGGTGTTACTGATATGTCTGGTCCCCTTTATGTACCGGTTGTTGAGGCTACAAGAACATCGCCTGAGCAGGCAGGGGCTATCAATCTGCAGGTAATTGTAGAAAATATGAACGTTCGAGACGAAACGGATATACAACTGATATCACGAGAATTTTATAACCTTACAAAGGCAGAATTACGAACTAGGGGGGTGAGATAGGTGAAACCATATTTTAAATTTCGTGGTATAAAGTCTACAGACATGCATATTCTTTTGCGCGATTGGAGACCTATTTTGCTCCCCGAGAAAAATATTTATTTCGAGGATATTCCAGGGCGAAACGGGTCTGTAAGTTTTGATGATGGTACCAGAAGGGATATCATTATCCAAGTGGATTGCACAATTCTTGGTAATACAAGGGAAGAGGTACGGGTAAATGCTCGAAATGCAGAGCACTGGCTGTCCCGAAAAGGGCAGCTTTCTTTTTGGAANGAACCGCAGAGATTTTATATCGGGCAAGTTGTGAACCAGGTACCGCTAATGAAATATATCAAGTACGAGGAAATGAGCTTGCTGTTTCGCTGTGAACCGTTTGCATACTTTATTAAATCCATGAATGAGGAAATCGTGCTTGATGACGATATCCCTATATGCGAGCAAATTACTCTTGACAGGGCAACAGCGGTACATACAATTACGGGACCAGCCATAATCCAGGTTGAGAACAACGGTGCATTTGATTTACAACCGTTTATGAAGATTGAAGGCAGCTTTACCAATTTAGCAATAGGCAGCTTGATAATAAACAAACCGCTTCAAAACGATACGCTATATATTGACAACGAAAACGTACTCGTTTACACCATAGAGGCTGGTACAAGAGTGAATTGGTTGCCATACGTATCAGGGGATGTTTTGCGATTGGCGCATGGTGTCAATGATGTCCAAATCAGCGGAACGAACTTAAACTTTACACTCTCATACTTGAGCAGAGAGAGGTGGTAGCATGGAGAAACGGTATATATTCAAGCTAGACGTTGCAAGGCAACCGCTTATACCATATATCGAATTTGTGCAGGGCGATACAAAAGTTAACGTGCTAGAAATAGAGCTGCTCAATAATGGCAATGCAATAGACTTGGCCGGGACAACAATTGCAATGATATTTAAAAAACCGGATGGGCACACAGTAATCGGGCAGGCGC